GAGTAAATTGTTCGAAGACCTTGTAAAAAAATATCTGAAAATGTAATTTTTCGAAAAAATTCTGTTGATTTCTATACCCACTTTTATTATAATTTAAACAGAACAAAAATTCTAATTTAGAAAATACGTTCGTATAAATGTTCGATAAAAAATATCAAATTAAGGGGGAATTTGAGTGGCTGAAGTAATTATTGAAGGTATGTTTATGGGTGCTGAAATTAAAACAACAACGTATGAAGGTAATTCTAAAACTAATTTAGTTGTAGATATTTACCAACAAACTTCACAAAGTGCTGAAAAAACAGTTACTTTGAAAACTGATGATGTATCTCTAATGAATAAATTCAAAGAAGGATACGATTTCGGTAGTTCGGTACAGGTTAAAGCATCTGTAAATGCTTATAAAAACAAGGCTTATTTTAAACTTGTAGAGGTTGTGGCGTAATTGGAGCAAAAGGCTGAACATCTAGATGAAGAAGAAAAAGAAAAAAATGAAGAACCTGTCGAAGATCCTATCGATGATGAAAAAACGGATGATTTTCAAAAAACTATAGAGGATGTCAAAGATTCTCTAGAAGATTCCAGGAAAACGGATGTAGAAAATCATGATGATTTAATTGATAGTCTAGATAAACTTCAAAAGTCTTTAGACAAATCTAATACTGCTGATACAAAAAATCATGATGAACTCATTGATAGTATTGATAGCTTAGATAAATCTATTAATAGTTTGGAATTAGACCCAACTATTAATAATAATGTCGAGGGTCTAGATGGTCAGTTGCAACAATTAATTGATTTACTTACTCCGTTATCGGAGTCTATTGAATTGGTTTCATCTGCCTGTGGTGCAGTTGTTACATATAGCGTTATTTACGTGCCACTAATAATTATTGTGTTAGCTCTTTGGTGGTTCTTTAAACAATTTATAAGATAGGAGGAGAAAAAATGAACGAAGGTACAGAAACAGCTTTTAAAATTACATCATCAATGGTAAAGCCGATTACATCAGCGGTTGGTGATAATATCGGAACTTTGATTCCAGTTGGTATTGGTATCATGGCAATCATGATTGGGGTTTCATTAATCCCACGAGTTGTATACAAATTCTTGTAATCCCCTTAAGGGCTGGGCTTTTGCCCAGTCCTTTTATATTTGAGGTGGTGTAATGGTAAAAAAATATTTGGTGTCGTTATTAGCTGTATTTGTGTTTAGTTTTAGCGTTGTAGGGGCGTATGCACAAGCTGAAACAGCTAACCCAACAGCACCACAAAAAATTCTAGAAGGCATGTTTGGTGGTCTTGCTACAGCTGTAGGTGCTACTACTGCAATCGGTTTAAAATCTAAAGAAATTTATGACGAAAACAAACAAGCTATTTATGATAACGCTGTAAAAGCTTATCAAGGAATGAGTAATGCGGCTAAAGAATCTTGGGCGGCTGCTGTTGCTCGTGGTAAGACTGGCGTTGATATGGCGGGAGAACTTTGGGATGGTTTACAAGGTGTGTTTGATAAAATTTATGCTAGTAAGGCTACTGTATCGGGTCCTTATAGTGTTGATTGGGATGGAAATTATTTAAGGTTCATGTTTGATAAAGGCTATATGTATAGGGCTGAGTTTGTAAGGTCAGATGGTACAAAATCTACTTATGAAGACCGAAGTTTATATATTACTCATGGTGAAACTTATATGGAAGTTCTTGGAGTTAGATACCAATATACTTATTTAGTTAATTATAGGACTTGGAATGACGTTCATAATATGCTTTCTGGTATTAAAAGTATTGCGGCTTTAAATGCTATAGCACATGTTCCTGGTACTGATCATTGGGAATTTAGTGTTATTAAAGATACTGGTGCAGTTGTAAATGAAGTTAATCCTATCTATGACCAAGCGTTAAAACGTGCATTAGAGACTGATATACCACGTGCTAAAGATGCAGGTTTAGTTATTCCTGCACCAGATATAACAGTTCCTGCAACTGGCCAACGTGTCAAATATGATGCTAATACAGGTACTTTAACATTACCGGATGGCTCTATTTATACAGGTGATGGTAAAGATTTGAGTTTAGGTATACCGACTGTTGGTGTTAGTCCGGGGGGTAGTGCTGTTTGGCAAGATGGTAAAACAGATACCGATGTTTGGACAGGTACTAAAACAGACCCAATAACAGGTGATGTAGTAAAGCCAGGGGAAGGTGCAGGCACTATAGATGGTTCTATCACAGGAAAATTAGATGGCATTTTAGATGGCATAAAAGATATACCTGCAAGTATAGGGGCATTACTTACAAAATTATTTGTTCCAGTAGGTTCTATAGCAGCCTTTGCAGATTTAACAGATACTTTCCGAAGTCGTTTAGTATTGCCTAGCTTTGGGTGGTTAGTTACAGATGGTATTGTCTGTAGTCAAGATGGCAAGGACATAAAAGTTGAGTTTAATGGTAAAGAAACTACTTTTGTTGATATGTCATGGCTTTATAATGTTAGGTCGTTTTATATGCCTATAATGCGTGGTTTTTTGTGGTTCTTATTTGGCTGGTATGCTTACCGTAAAATAATCGCAATTACTAATAAAGTGGACGGTATAAAAGAATGATAATAGACGCCATATTTAAAACATTATTTACGATGTTAAATTCTTTGGTTAGCTTGTTGCCTATATTAGATTTTAGTGACTTGTTTACTAGAGTTGTAGATATAGCTAGCTTGTGGTTGATCTTTGCAAATGTCAGTTGTTTTTTACCTGTAAATACAGTAATGCATATTTTAGTTTTAGTTTTAGGATTATATACAGTTAGTATTGGATGGGCTTTTGTTAACTGGTTAATAGCAAAAATTCCAACAATCAATTAAAAAATATAAATTGTTAGAGCGGTAGTTGCTCCTCTTATGTACTCGAGCGAATGCCGAGTACATGGAGCAACCGCCAACATTTATATCAATATAGGAGGATTATATTGAGAAGAAAAAAAGAAAAAAAACAAAAAAGAATTTACTCTGAAATAAAATTCTATAAGAAAATTTTCATTTTCTTTTATTGGTTATTTGCAGATATTAAATATTATAAAAAACATGGGCGGCCTTTTAATGAATATGGCGTTTCTATGTACTGTGGTCGGCAAGGATATGGAAAAACTGTTGCTATGGTCGAGTACCTTGAAAGAATGAGAAAAAAATATCCAAATGTCATGATTTATACGAATTTTGGTTATGTAAATCAAACTGGAGAATTTAACGACTGGAAACAATTTTATGAGGTGAGAAATGGTGAAAAGGGTGTTATTTTCGCTATTGATGAAATTCAAAATGAATGGAATTCTACTAAATGGAAAGACTTCCCCGAATCTTTATTATCAGAAATTACTCAGCAACGTAAGCAAAGGGTTAAAGTTATTGCTAGTAGTCAAGTTTATACTCGTGTTGTTAAACCACTCAGAGAACAAACTTTTGACGTTGTGGAGTGTCGTACTATGCTTGGTCGTTGGACTTTTATTAAATCATTCGACTCAATTGAATATGAAAGTGTGTTGTCACAACCAGTATTAAAAAATAAGTTACATAGATTGTATCGTAAAAACTTTGTACAAAATAATAAATTACGTGAACTATATGATACATCTCAAAAGGTTAAGAAAATGGCAGCCACTGAATATATTCCACGAAATGAGCGTTTCTATGGTTGATAAAATAAAAAACTATTTAATTATTGGTTATTTTACTATGTTCCTGGGATTTGCAATTTATTTAATAACTATAAAGTGAGGGATTGTAATGACAATTGATATATTAAGTGTTGTTAACTATAAAAAGAAGTATTTAAAGATTATGAGGTATTTCGGTAAATGGCCAATTATAAAAGATAAACTATTACTTAAATTAAGAGATGAAATAGACTACAATTGGGCTTTTGTAATTAATACTAAATCTAATACAGATTTATGTGACCTATACGAAAAAATAAATTTATCAATAGAAAAATCGTATGTTTGATTTTATAAAAGAATTAATGGTTGTTGTTGGTGTATTAGTATTAATGATAATTGATATTGGAGGCTGGTAAATATGGATGAATATACTCAAAGGATAATTATTGCTGTTAGTGCGTTCTCTTCTTTTTTTACTTGTGCTTTATTTTTAGTATTAATAGAAACTAGGAATTTAACAGAGTATTTAGTTGATAAGAGTAAAGGCAAAAAAATAAAGACAGAAATGTAAATACAGTGTATACAAAAATGTAAATACATGCTAAACTACTAATAAATAATAGTTTGGAGTGATTACATGTCTAGATTGAAAAAAATCGCTAAAAATTATCGTATTAATGTTGAGTTTATAGCATTGTTAGATAGATTGGCAAATAAACACGATACAACTAATACAGATATGTTGGAATATGCGATTGCTGAATTAGCAAAGAAAGAATTTACAGCAGAAGAAATTGAAAACATTGTTCGTGAAAGTATTTATAATGCTGCATATCCAAAAGGAAGTTAAGTCGAGATCCAGGAGGTAGAAGAGTGGAAAAAGAATTTTATGTGAAGTTAAAAATTAAAGATGTCGAATTGACTTCGTTAGATTTAGAAAAAATTATTTATGCAGGCTTAGTTGAGTATATTAATCGTGGCTTAGATTTTCCTAATGAAGATATTGAAGTCGAGTCTTACGATTTAAAAAAACATGACTAGAAAAGCAAATAAACAGGCAGTTGCAAGGAAAAAGCGTAAAGAAAAGTTTTTGCTCGCAAAAAGTTTTTAGCCCTTGCCACTGTAGACGTGATTCTTCAAGCTCTCGCACTCCCAAAACCATTGTTTTGGGACACCCGCTGTAAGCGATTGGTTTGGGGGGCTTGCACCCTTTTTAAAGGGGGCATGGTTTTGAATTTAAAGGAGGTTTTATTATGAAAAAGTGTTCAATCGAATTTACACAAGGTCAACTTGATGATTTGTATTTGGCTTTAGATTTGGCTATTGCTGTTATGGATATTGAAGGTCAGGGAGAAAAAGAGCAACAGGTTTTACGTGAATTTAAAAAGGTATGTCATGAAAAATCTTTAGAAATGGATTGAGCGAAGCGAAGTCCCCTTGGTATATATTACGAAATCACCGTCTGATTACGTCAGTTAGGAGAAAATTTATGGAAAATGTAGACGATAAAATAAGGGCGTCTCGTACAGAGCGGTATGCGTGTCAGTCTGTTGCTAGATTGGCTTTACCTAATGAACGGGTTGCTAAATGCCTTAGAGGTCGCACTGGTGACCATGTATCGGTACATAGCCATAGGAAAACAGGTAAAGCATTTTACGGTGGTCTTATGGTCTGTGGTAGCGTTTGGACATGTCCAGTATGTGCGGCGAAAATTTCAGAAAAACGGCGAGAAGAATTAGAACATGCATTTACTATACATAAAGCAAATGGCGGTAAAATTGCAATGTTAACTTTAACTTTTAGCCATTCAAAATTCGATAAATTAGCGGATTTGATAAATAAATTTGGACAGGCCACACAAAAGTTTATGAGTGGTTATTCTTTTAATAAGATACGTCAAGAAATGGGTCTAATAGGTAGAGTAAGAGTTTACGAGGTGACCTATGGAGATAATGGTTTTCATCCTCATGCACACATAGCATTGTTTTATGAAAATGATGTTGAGCTGATGGATATAAGAATTAAAATGTTTTATCTGTGGCAAAAAGCTTGTGAAAAATCTGGTTTAAGTACTGATATTACACATGGGTTAGACTTGCAGTCTGGTGACGATGCAAGTAGTTATTTTACAAAGCATGGTACATGGTCAATGGAGCAAGAGTTGACGAAAGCGCATATAAAAAAGGCGAAAAACGGTGGTATGTCTCCATTCGATTTCTTAAGAGAAGTTGTTCAAAACGGAGATATGGAGTACCTGGCATTGTTTAAGGAATACGCAAAATGCTTTAAAGGAAAAAGACAATTACAGTGGTCGCAAGGCTTAAAGAAAAAGTTTATCCTCGATGATAAATCAGACGAAGATCTTGCTAAGGAAAAAGTAGAGGAAGCCGATATTTTAGGGCTACTGGATTATAAAGATTGGAAGATAATTTTAAAATATGATTTAAGGGCTAAGTTATTAGACAACGTAGAGAAATACGGTTTTGAACTTGGACTTCATAGAACAAAAAAAGAATCTTCATGGCTCGAAGATTCTCAAAATATAGACGAAATATAGAACGATATTTCCTTCATGTCATTATAGCAGATGGAGGACAGAGTGGGTAGAAAAAGAATTGACGAAAAAGAGAAGAAGGTCGGAAGAACTATTACTCTAAAGCAAAAGTATTACGATGAATTAGACAAGAGAACAGATAATTT